AAGTTTTTGCTTGCAATCGCAGCTGTGATATTTGGAACAAATATGTGATAGTTACCAGCAGTATTGTTAAAGTTTACGTCAACCTCTGTAATTGACTGTGTAGCACTTAACTGTTCGTTAAAAGATGTTACACCAGCACCAACGATTTCAGTTCCCGAAGAAACTGCAGCGTTTGTTGCTGTGCCAGAAGTTGCACTTAATGATAAACCACCAACAAGAGTTTGTCCTGCTGCAGTTGTAATACCAATTAATGCTCTGTGAATGAAAAATTTACTAGGTGTTACTAAACCGTCTGGTGCGTCTGTATTTAATGCACCAAGCTCTACAAGAACATCACCATCTCCATAAGCTGTTGACGCTGCGTTTGTAGCTGCTAGTGAACCTGCAAATGATTGAATCTTTCTAGTTCCCATAGAAACTAGTTGACCAGTTGAGTTTACTGAAAAGCCAGTTTCTGTAATAGCACCTGAAGTGCTGTCTTTGTTAATTACGTTAAATCCAGCTTCTGAGCGAACTGAACCTGAAAAAGTTGTATTAGCCATTTTAAACCTCCTTGGTTATATAGACCTCGTTACATAGTCTCTATATCGTCTGCTNTTGCAGTCTATGTAACTTGTTAATAAGGATAAGGGGGGATAANCCCCCCTTATTGCGTACTTTATGCTCCTGGTGAGCCGAAGATACATCTCCAGTCAGAGAATCCGAAAGAATATCTTTCAGATGCTTTGAATCGCATATTTCCTGTTTCAAAGTCTGGCTCCATTGAAGTCTTCAGTGGTCTTCTTTGGAACATTTTTAGACCTGTGTTTGTTAAGTCAGTTAAGATAAAGAACGCATCAGTATCAGTTAAGTAGTGGTTTACTACATAACCCTCTGGGAGCATACCCATAGTTCTTAATGCGTTTGTGTCGTTATCTGCTGTACCAACTCTTAAATCACTCTTCAAAATTCTTTGAGCAGTGAATGCTAAGTCTTTTGGTATAACTAACTTACGAGCCTGCACAGCGACTGGAATATCTCTGTCATCTGCGAAACCGCCAATTTGGATAATTGCGTTTTCTAGTGATGATTCAGATAAATCAGCAGCAGTTGAAGGTTCGTTAGATTGTGTTCCAGCCATTAGGGTTGGGTGGTCAGTAGCACAAAGCTCCTTACCATCTCCGCCTGTAAAGCTAGAGCTAAATGCATTGTTTAGTACGTTTGCAGCTTTCACCTGTTTTGTGTAAGCCATAGAACGTGCTAATGCTGCAGTATATCTCTTTGAAAGAGTATCATAGAGGTTATCCTCTACCGCTTCTTCAGTGATTGCAAAAGCTAGTGCAATTGTTTCATGCACATATCTTGCAGTCCACTGTTCAGCAGCAGTATCAAATTCTACAGAAGAACCCTCTGACTTTGTTGGTGCAGCACCAAATCCTGTCAATAGTGTTTCTTCTTCGAATGCTCTATCTGATGTNTCTTCAGTAAAGATTTCTGCGTGTTCACGTTCCCAACGCTTGTACTCCAAACCAAATAAGGCGTGGAGACCTGGTTCCAACTCTTTTACGAGTTGACTTCTTGAAATAACAGCCATGTTTTATTCTCCTTTACCTTATACACCCACAGTACCGTCAGCATCAATGTGTTGGTTCAATTCATGCTCATGAATTGTAGCCTCAAGGATACCGTTTGTACCGAAAGCGTTCTTTGGTGTTTCATATAGACCAAGGATTCTCATTCCTGCAGTTCCAGTTCCAGTTGTACCTGAAATCTCAAACTTTGATTGTCCTGTGCTAGTATCGCCTGTACCAGCAACGTGGTCTGCTAATTGTCCAATGTCTGCAAAGTCAGCAGAACCTGCTGATTGAATTGCATAAACTATATTGGGGTCGTCATAAATGTAAGCGGTGACATCGCCACCACCTTGTGTAGCTGTACCTGTTGGGAAATATCTTGCGAATTTTACTTCCCCATCTGTGGCGGTATATTGACAACCTGCGAATACTCCTAAGATTCTGTTACCAGCTGCGGCTACGTCAATGTAACCTGTTGCTAGTAGTTTTACGAAATCACCAGTAAAAATATTTGATGATGTCTCAGATGCTATTTTGTATTCGTTAGTTCTAATTTGNCCACCAGTAAGATGTCTGACAGGTCTTGCTCCGAAAGCAGCATCTACATTTGCCATGTTTTCATCTCCTATGATAAATTAAAGTTAATAAACAACCCCATACTAAATATTAGTCGTCTGCCTGTTTCTTCTTACCGAAGGAAACAGAACTTTTACGCTGTTGTGTTACTGGCATCGAAGGATGTTGTTCCTTTAAAATATCAGCATCCACAGCATCGGTTTGGCTTTGAGTTCTCTTTTGATAATACTCATTCTTTGCCTCTGCCATTTCAACTGGTATCTTAGCGAGAACTAAATCTCCAGAACCAATCACTCCAGCGTACTTTCCTGACTCATGTACGGGGACATCAAAATCGGGGTGTTCTTCTTTTCTAACGAACTCATAACCTTCACGTTTTTTCTTGGCTATGTTTCGGGCATCATCCTCCCCACCCATACTCACTCGCAGCCAGCGATATTTAATGCCGTCATCATTTGGCTTTGGAGCATCTAGATATGAAGGAGGTGTATAAGTTACTTTGCGTTTCTGATGTGTTCTAGAACTTTTCACATCAGACGATATATTTTTATTGGTCATTTGCATTCCTAACAAATTTGGCATATTCTTCTAAGGGCACACCTAATTTTCTAGCCATTGCCATTTGACTATTACTCAAAGATACTTTGTTATTAGGTGAGGATGGTGCACGAGATACACTCGCTACGACTTGCTTGGGTTTAGCTGTGCTCTTCTTCATATCTGGAAAAGCTACACTTAACTGCCTGTCTAATTCGGAATAGTATTCCTCTGATGAGGGGTCATACCCTTCCATTTTCAACTGAGCATCGATTGCGTATGCCGCTCCCGTTTTAGCTGCATCCTGTCCAAACCAAGTGTTAACTTGTGCCCATTGAAGTGCTCTTGGGTCAGGCTGAACTTGCTGTTGTGGTTGCGGTTGTTGTGTTGGTGCGGGTTGTTGCACTTGTTCGGGTTGTTGTGCAGTTGCTTTCTGCTTTCTATCAAACAAATGTTTTTGTCGCTCCAAGTCTTTCAACTCAAACTTTGCGTCAGCTATCTCCTCTGCAATTTTTATTTCTTCATCCGTATTGCCAGTTTCTTTAGCACTTCTATAAGCACTTCTAGCAGCTTCNAAAGTTTTATTTGCAGATTTAATCTGATTTTCAAAATAGTCTTGCTGGAGTGTGTTGTAATCTGTATTAAGAGTATTTTTTCTTTGTACTTCTTTTTCTAGATTTGAAATTTGAGCAGCCAGTCTTGCTTTTTCTTCTCGCTCTGCTGAACGCTCTCTAACCAGTTCGTCTATTCTTCTTTGAAGTCTTGATTTTTTTTTCGGTGCAGCTTCTTTCTCTTCTTCTGCTTCCTCTTGAGGTTCTTCGACTTCTTCCTCTACCGCTTCTTGATTTTCATCAGCAGCGTCTATAGTTTCTTCTGGGTCTATTGCTTCCATGGTCTCAATAGCTTCTTCAGTATTGAGTTCTTCCATTTTTTCAGTTTCCCCTTCAGGAACTATTTTCATCGGCTTTTTTTCTTTATCCGAAGTATCGTGTAATACTTGCATAGGTTTCTCCTAAGGATTNTACGCTACAAAAATGTAGCTAGTTGATAAAAGTGAAATTAACTTATTTCACTTACATCTGGGACTGTGCCCAGAATCTCGTCATCGTTCATGATTCGTAATTCTGCTTGACCGTATTTAAAACGGTGTCCAGCATATTTTCCGAACATGACGTAATCTCCAACTTTACACCAAGGTTGTGTCATGTCTTCTCTCTTGTATGCGTCTTCGCCTACTTCTATGACTTTACCTATAGATGCTATAGCCCTGTGGTCTTCGATTGACTTGCTGGGTAAGTAGATACCCATGTTAGTCTTGTTGGCTATATCTAAAGTTTTGATTAAAATTCTGTGACCTGTTGGTCTTGGGTAGTTATCGTTTTTTAATTCTACCTCTTCTAGTTTAAATGTTGTGTTAGTCATCTAGTTCCTCTATGTTTTTAGCAGTTTCTCGTACTATTTCTTTAGCTAGAACTAAACCTCTAACTTGCCCAACTGATTTTTCAAAATTATCTTTAACAATAACACCATCAGCAAAAGCATTTTTTCTATTCTCTATTTCAGAGTCAATTTTATTTATAATATGTTTTAAAGCCTTGGTTAGTTCCACTATCTAGAATGTACCCTTGAAATATTTTTTTGCAATAGACTTAGAACTTTTTTTGGCTTTATGACTAGGCTTACCACCCATCTTTGGTGCAACAATCATGCCGCCATCTTTTGCACCTTTTAAAAATGGTAATTTTTTTGTTTGTTTTATTGTTTCTGCAATAGGACCCTTGCCTGTTAACCCAGCACTAGTGCCTTCAACAATAGCGGCACCCCCTCCAATTTTTCCAGCTAATTTTCCCTTACCTTTTAAAAAAGGTGGCTTTTTTGGTGGTCTAATTTTGTTTGCTAATTCTTGTGCCTCGTCAGCTATTTTATCTAAAGCTGCGTTATATTCTTGAGTCCCCTGTTTAAATTTAGTTCTTTTTTTAAATACATTAGTAATAGCGTCTCTAATTTGTGTATAGATATTTCCTTTTAAATTTGTTGGTGCTTTCGGCAAATCAATAACAGTATCTGCTATTTTAAATACCTCTTTAATTTTACCCATTAAATGTACCTCTTACTCCCTTTCATTTTTACAAATGTTCCTGATTTATATTTTCTTTTTTTCTTCTTTGGTTTAACCATACCGCCTTTTTTCATTGGCACTTCTGGTATCTCATCTTTTTTAGTTTTCTTTTTCTTTTTGTCTTTTTTATCTTTTTTATCTTCTTCTTCTTCTTCTTTAACTAATTTATTTATTAATTTGCCGACCTCATCAACAGCACCCATAGCATAATCTTCAAAAGGCTCTGCAGTTATTATTCCCCCTGGTATTTTTAGTGCTCTATTACCAGGTCCAAAAAAAGTTTTGTATACCCCTTCACCTGCTGGTTGTAAAAATGTTGTTGCTGGTTTTAAAAAATCATCCAGTTTGGTTATACCTCTATTTAAAGTGTTAATACCACCCTGCAAAACTCTCTGCCCTTGAGGACTTCCAAAACCTCTAACCGCAGCTCCTAATCCTGCTATCCCCGCTCCTAAATAAGGTAGTGCTGGTGCTAAAAAAAACATTACTGTCTATCCTTTAATTGTTGTTTGGCTATATCAGCCATTGTCTTTTCTCTAGCGAGAGATTTGTTTGCTCTATTTCTCAAGGCATCTCTTCTCTCGTTAGAATCAATTTTTTGTGTATCCAGAGCAATATCAGATTCCGCCTTGGCTCTCTCT